ATGTGTGGACGTTTTGCACAAGCACAAACCCGTGAAGAATATCTGGCCTACCTTGCCGATGAAGGCGATCGCGACATTGCATATGACCCGGAACCTATTAGCCGGTACAACGTGGCGCCCGGCACCAAAGTGCTGCTGCTGAGCGAACGCGATGAGCAGTTACATCTCGATCCGGTGTTCTGGGGCTACGCGCCCGGGTGGTGGGATAAAGCACCCCTGATAAACGCGCGCGTCGAAACCGCGGCCACCAGCAGAATGTTTAAACCTCTGTGGCAGCATGGCCGGGCGATCTGTTTTGCGGATGGATGGTTCGAATGGAAGAAGGAAGGCGACAAGAAACAACCCTACTTCATTCACCGGGCCGACGGGCATCCAATATTCATGGCGGCGATCGGCAGCACGCCTTTTGAACGCGGCGATGAAGCTGAGGGCTTTCTGATCGTGACATCTGCTGCTGACAAAGGTCTGGTCGACATTCACGACCGCAGTCCTCTTGTTTTGTCACCAGAAGCCGCCCGGGAGTGGATGCATCAGGATGTTGGCGGGAAGGAAGCCGAGGAGATAATTGCCGACGGAACAGTTCCCGCCGACAAGTTTATCTGGCACGCCGTTACGCGTGCCGTGGGGAATGTTAAGAACCAGGGGCAGGAACTAATCGAGGCAGCACAATAAAAAGTTAAAGAAACCAGGCGCGTTCTAAATGAGCGAGAAGTGAACATTTAGATAGGCATCGCCTTGCTATCCGCCCATATTAAAGCCGGATTTTTGAAAATCTCTGTAGACTTCCGGATTGTTGAAGGCCGGGAATTTAGCTTTATGGGCTGCTGATTCAATCGCTTCGCAATAGGCTTTATTACCATTGCTGGTTGATATTTTTAAAGCCGTGCCATCCTGAGCAAATTCAATATGCAACCTGCATTTTTTTCCCTTCCATTTCTGAGGCTCATCAAGTTTGTCATTTATTGCCGCCCTGATTGCCCGAGCTTGCTTACCCCATTCATCCTGATCATCCCAGCGTCCTGAACTGCAATTACCCGTAGCTGTGGTCTTATGGCAGTCAGAAGGATGCAACGGCGCACATCCCGCGACCAGGCTGAACGCAATGGTTGATATAACGATTTTCTGTACTGTATTAGACAATCCCATATCTTGCCCCTAAATCCCTTTAAACCTCAGCAATATTGGCACATTCTTCCTTCATTCTGCCATCTTTTCAACTACTAATTTTTTTGCAATAGCAATTCTTCGTCCCCTTCTGGAATAAAGCGGACCAAGACATCAAGAAAATTTATCGGACTCTAAGCAAATCTGAATATCTCGTAGTGTATCGAGGTGACAGCATTTCACGCTTCATCTGCCACTGCTGCTGTATACCCTGCCCGGCAAAGTAGAGCGTTCCCTTTCCGTCCTTTGCATTCAGGTGATCCAGCACTTCCATTAACTTCTCGCTACCAGCCCGAGGCGCACTGTCGTCGAACAGGTTGAGCTGAGCCACGCCCTGACTGAAGAAGTCACCAAGCATGACACCCGCTTTCTGGTACCGGTGACCGTCCTTCCATATTTTGTCCAGACACTTTACCGCGGCGTTGATGATGTCTCTGCTGTCCTGAGTTGGCGTGAGCAGCCTTACCGATGCGCTGTTTCCGTAATACGGCTCATTAAGGGCAAATGGAGAGGTCTTGACGAAAGCGGAGATAAAACGGCAGTACTGATGCTCACCACGTAGCTTTTCAGCTCCACGGGCCGCATAACTGCAAATCGCCTGCCGCATGTGTTCATAGTCAGTAATACGTTCGCCAAACGATCGGCTGCATACAATTTCCTGCTTTACCGGGGCGAACTCCTCCAGATCCAGGCATGGCTCGCCGCGCAGCTCCCGGACGGTTCGCTCCAGCACAACGTTAAAGTGCTTGCGGATAATCCACGTGCTTTGTTCTGAGAGGTCCAGTGCGGTTTTGATGCCCATAGCGTTCAGCTTCTTGCTGATGCGCCGGCCAACTCCCCAGACATCCTCCACAGGAACAAGCGCCAGTAGCCTTCGCTGCCGGTCGACGTTTGAGAGGTCAACCACCCCGCCGGTCTGCCGTTGCCATTTTTTCGCAGCATGGTTAGCCAGCTTCGCCAGCGTCTTGGTCTGGGCTATGCCGACGCCGACTGTAAGATGCGTCCGCTGTAAAATAGTCGCGCGGATCTCTTTCCCGAACTCAGTCAGGTCCCGGCAGTTCCTTACTCCGGTCAGGTCGCAAAAGGCTTCGTCTATGCTGTAAATTTCCACGCGCGGGCTCATTTCTTCCAAGGTGGTCATTACCCGGCTGGACATGTCTGCATAGAGCTCGTAGTTGCTGCTGAAGCAAACAACACCAGCGCGCCGGAATAACTCCTTCTGCTTGAAGAACGGCTCACCCATCGCTATCCCGGCAGCCTTTGCCTCGGCGCTGCGTGCTATTACGCAACCGTCGTTATTCGACAGAACGACAACAGGTCTTCCGCGCAGATCGGGCCTGAATATTGTCTCACAGCTCGCATAAAATGAGTTCACATCAACCAGGGCAAACATCACATCACCGGATTGTCGTCTGTGAACGCCGCAGCGCCATTGATAAAAAAGGTCACAACTCCCATGACATCGACTTCATCTAAAGCATCTCCCTCTATGCTTTCACCGTCTTCGGTGATGAGCGCACCGCCCATAACGACCGCGAACTGTAGCTGGCCGAACGCATGCACCAGCACGCGCGTTCCGTTGGCGGGCGGAAGATCAGGCTGAAAAAGCGCATATCCACCTGACGTTTCAACCAGGCATGAGTAGCGGTTAACACCACATAATTTTTCAAGCCTGTATCGCTGAGCGTTTGCCTCCATGGCCCCTCCAAAACAACTGTATATAAATACAGTATCGTCAAATTTGAGGGTCGATCAAGTTTCATAGTGGTGCTAAACTTCAGACCTTTCCGAATTGACTGATTTATATAATGTTAAAGCTCTTTGCTAAGTACACTTCAATCGGTGTCATAAACACGCTCATTCACTGGGTTGTGTTCGCTATTTGCATATATGCATTCCATACAGGTCAGGCGCTTGGTAACTTCGCCGGGTTCGTCGTGGCAGTGTCATTCAGCTTCTTTGCAAACGCCAGGTTCACGTTTAAGTCTTCGATAACCACGATGCGCTACATGCTGTATGTAGGGTTTATGGGATCCTTGAGCGCAGCTGTTGGTTGGGCTGCCGATAAGTCAGGCATCGCTCCAATTGTGACTCTCATTCTCTTCTCCGCAATCAGTCTGGTGTGCGGTTTTATTTATTCAAAGTTCATTGTCTTTAGGGATGCGAAATGAAAATTTCTCTGGTCGTTCCCGTCTTCAACGAAGAAGACGCGATACCTATTTTTTATAAAACGGTTCGGGAATTTGAAGGGCTTCAGCAGCATGAAGTAGAGATGGTCTTCATCAATGACGGCAGCAAAGATGCTACAGAGTCGATAATTAATGCGATTGCTGTTGCAGACCCACTTGTGGTTCCGCTGTCATTCACAAGAAACTTCGGTAAAGAGCCCGCTCTGTTCGCCGGGCTTGACCATGCGACCGGTGAAGCGATTATCCCGATTGACGTAGACTTGCAGGACCCTATCGAAGTCATTCCTCATTTGATTGAGAAATGGCAGGCCGGGGCTGATATGGTTCTTGCTAAACGCTCTGACCGATCTACCGACAGCAGGTTAAAGCGTAAATCTGCCGAGTGGTTCTATAAGCTTCACAATAAAATCAGCAACCCGAAGATTGAAGAAAACGTTGGTGACTTCCGTCTCATGTCTCGTGAGGTTGTAGAAAATATTAAGCTTTTACCTGAGCGTAACCTTTTCATGAAAGGTGTCTTGTCATGGGTTGGTGGGCGCACTGATGTAGTCGAGTATGCCCGAGCCGAGCGCGTTGCTGGCAGCACGAAATTCAACGGCTGGAAACTTTGGAACCTCGCACTTGAGGGCATTACAAGCTTCTCTACATTCCCGTTGCGTATGTGGACTTACATCGGTTTATTCGTGGCTGGTGCGGCTTTTCTCTACGGAGCGTGGATGATTATTGACACACTTGCATTCGGTAATGCCGTACGCGGATATCCATCATTGCTTGTGTCTATCCTTTTCCTCGGCGGCATACAGCTTATTGGGATTGGGGTTCTGGAGAGTATATCGGCAGGATATATGTAGAAGTTAAAAAACGAAAAAACGTCCAAAGTACATTCTTAAAAAGAGTAATAAAAATGCTTAATAAAAATGAGAGAATTGCTTTTTATGTGTTATTGGCAGTTTCATTCATTTATGTACTGCCTATAATCACCGTAAACTCATATTACTCAGATGACTATATGAGGGCAGCTGATGGAGTTTTTGGGCTAAGTGGATTGGGGAGGCCGCTGGCAGATTATTTTTTCAAGATTTTATCTTTCAACTCACATCAGAGCATAGACACTGCGCCATTCACGCAGATCATAAGTGTTGCAGCCCTATCACTTTCAGTAGTTTACTTAGCCAAGTCAGTAAGCACAACGCCTAGCAAAGTAGATTACTTTGTTCTTTCGGCTCTGATATTCAATCCGTTCTACATTCAAAACCTGCTATACAGATTTGACTCAATCACAATGTCAATTGGTGTTCTCTGCGCGGCTTTAGCTGTTTACACTGCATCAAAGAAAACTATACCATACGCAATTATATCCATCCTTCTCATTATGTGTTCGCTATCCCTGTATCAACCTTGCGGGGGTATTTTTGCATCAGCGGTTGTTATATTGCTAGTGAAGAGATTAATTGGCGGAAACATTGAGAATCCTGTTAAGGAGATACTCATTTATGGAGCAATTTTTGTCTTATCATACATCCTCTATATGGCAATAATTGTACCTGCCTACTCCAGCGACCCGACCAGGTCATCACTGATCCCATTCGATAGCAATTTCTTCCCCAGAATTGTTCATAATGTAGAAGTGCTAACCAAAAAGGTCGCTTCATTTTCACCATGGGAAGGACTATCTTCAATTTTGGCAATGGTCGTTGTTTATGGCTTGCTCATGGCTAATGTGACGATAAAGTCTAACCGACGTTTGACAACATTTATTATTACTTTAATTTCATTGCCTGTGGCTTATCTACTAATCGGCGGAGTAATAATCATTATCAATGAATCAATATTCTTCCCAAGGACATTGGTTTGTTTCGGTCTTTTTGTTTCTCTTCTAATCTACCCTACAATTACATTTAAAGGGCGGGCAGGAATTGCAATTCCCGTTGCCATTTCTACAGCGTTTGCGATACTTTCGTTTATCAGTATTAGCGTAACGATGAATGCCATTAAGTCTCAGATTGAATATGAAAAATTCATAACTTCAATGATCGCAAGCGACGTAACGAAGATTAATGAATTAAACAATTCTATTACATACTTGGGTGGAAACAAGGTTCTGGCGTTAAACGCTAAGCGTCCTGTAAGGGCATTCCCGATTGTGGATATGATTTATAATCCATCTTCCGATTGGGTGTTATCATACATGATGGGTCAGTATGGTATTAACTACAGATTCCAGTTTAACAGAGCTGAACAAAAGAAAATCATCAATGCTGTTTGCTCAAATAACATACCTCCAGTTGTTTTTAATGAGAAATATTCAATATACCATCATTCAGGGAAAAACATTGCTTGGATAAATGGCGCGAAGAAAATATGTGAATAGGTGAAGCGGGGGAGTCTAACTCCCCCAAACTTTATCTTGTTATCGAGTTATTACTTGCAATATCTGAAATAAGAGTTGCTAATGCAGATTTAAATTCTGAGTCTATCTATAAATAGGATTAATGAAATATGCAATATTCTCATTGCTGATCACTGGATAACCATCAAGTAACATGAGTTGTATTATTTGGTCGTAGCTTTGTAGGCAGGGTGAGCCCTCCAATAGCTATCCGGCACATCATGAACGATGATTTTTTTTTATAGTCACTCCATTCCGTTTGGATCCACACCAGTATCATGGCCGAACTTAACCAGAACATGTATCCTGGATACTCACTCTGACCACTTAGCAAAGAAAGCACCGAAATCAATGCGCACGCTCTGATGACCCATCTGTTCATATTTGCCCCAGTCACATCTAAAATTTTCTCTATGATAACAGTTGACATCCATGTCATGAAATCCTTTATGAGCCCATATCGTAGGCGTTGTAAGTTACGTTGAAAGTCGCGCTAGATGATGAGGCATTCATAACCCCTAACACCCCGCCTGGCTTTTTATAGAATGCTGAATATGTATTTGTACCAACAATGTTCATAGAAGCACCGTTGATAGGACTTACTGTCTGGTAGAAGTACACCTGAAAGACTTTAGTGGCATCTACAGTGGTATTTGTCCAAGTAGACACTACACCAGAAACCATTTCACCAACCCTAAGCACTGCACCGTTACGTTGAATGGCATACCCATTTTTTTCATCAGGATCGTAAAATAGTATCATTCCAGTTTGATCTGATAAGGGCTCATTTATCAGAAGACTTCCAGCCAGATTCTGCCCAGCACTAAACCAGTTTGGTAATGAAGCATATTGTGATCCATCGAAGAGATTCGATGTTATCCCATCCAGTGCGTTTACACGCTCTATTAATGTTCCACTAAAGCCGGCTTGCTTTGCAAGCCTGAGATTATTTATCGATACCTTTGTCTGGTTCATTTTTCCAGTGATCAATGCTGGAACATACACCAGATTTGGACTGCCGTCGTAACGTACACTGATGTAATTGATCCCATAACGTAGCCTTCCAATATAAGTGGTCAATGTTTTCTTTTCGCCCAATACACCAGATGCAAGGCGCTGAGAGTTATGTAATCTACGCAGGTTTTCAGGCCCTGCCTCAGCCATATCTTTGCCAGCTGGTGATCTGACATTTATGATGTGGTTTCTTCCTGCCGCAGTAAAATCACTGTCACGAGTATATGGCTCCAGAAGGAACAGGCTCATATCATCTTCTTCACAAAATATGAAAGTAGACAATGTTACGTTCTCTGATGAAACGGTTGCTTGAGCAATTTTACTCATCTTGTTTAACGCGGGAGTACCTGCCGCATTCTCCCATGTGAATTGATAATGCGTTCCTGAGCTAGCTCCTACGCAATCCCAGAATTTGTCAGCATTTGCCCATGAAACCATTTCCCCCGGTTTTACAGAAGGTATAAACGTGTCTTTACATACCTCCCAAAGCATTGCGTTACCCATATCTGCCTGACCGAGTGGCTGCGGATGTGTGTAGTCAAATGTACCGTCTGACTTAACGTAATAGTTCTTGAGGTTTCGAAGATCTGAGCTGCCTCGTTTACGTAAATACGTTCCAAGGTCAAAATATTCAACTCCAGGGTACTTCGATGCCAGTGTGCGCTTAATTGCTCCCTCAAGCCCAGAGCGGCTACTATCATTCATATTGCAAGTAACCAATCCCACGGAACAACCATAGCCCCACGCTTTTCTGATTAAGGCATCAAAATTATCTAGATAACTTTCAAAATTAACCCCATCGACGTCATTCCATCCCATAGAAATAAGCAGTGTATCAGGTGCTGTATTGCCATATGCCGCATTCTGGAAGAATCCGTAATCGAAATTACGATAGCCCCAGCCATCAATTAATTTAGCACCAGACTTTGCGCAGTTGTAACCTTTAAATGCAGGGTTTGAAGTCCATCGGCTGATTGTCATGTTTAACGTGTAAACAAAGTGAGCAAACCAGGAATGACTTCCTCCATTATCAGAATGATTATAATTAGTTGAGCTGAGGTTTCTTTCTGTTCCGCCAGAATTTGGGTTGATTGTCCATGTCTGCTTGCCCCATGCACCGTCAGTAATAGAATCACCAATAACCCCAATGCTTACTTGCTGCGCACCCTTTTTCTCCATGCCTTGATGAATTACGCCGCGTACTGTAAACAAGCTGCCTTTGCAGGATTTTGAAACATCGAATTCATGATCAAATCCCCAAGGATCTCTCGTTAAAATCTTACCTTCACCGATGAATTTACGAACATCATCTTCTGGAAGAAAGTTACAGCGTACAGTTACATCTTCAGGGATATAAATTACTCCTTGGAAGGCATAAGCTGCATTTCTGTTATCCGTGGTTTGATCAACGACAAAACCCGGCACATAGAAGCAAGATGTTGCATCTTCCCTGTACTGCCCTCTGCTCAGCTCCGTGCGAAGTGAAGCATCCCCTACACTTACCCACTTCCCTTCACCTATCCCGCCAGTGCTATTTGGTGTAGAATCAGCGGGAACTACTTTGGGGAGTGCGCCGTCCCATCTGTAGAACTCCCCATTACTTTCCCACTGGAGAGCAGTGTTAATATTGTCGACGGTAGCACCAATTTCAAAAGACTTCTTCGTGATGTAGCCATAACCAAGAATTGCCTGATTTGCATCGTAATTTATTCCAGTGATTGTACGATGCCGGTCACCAAATCTGTCAACATAAGCATGATTTTTTGAAGTCACAAACTCATCAATTTTCCCCGCATTAAACTTCAGGTCACGTGGTGATTCGCTTGGAACAGGAAGGTTTGTTGGTGTCGTAGCCATATTAATTCCATAAAAAACCCGGCGCGAGGCCGGGTGTTGTTTGTTGGGATGGGGCTTATTCGTAGATGGCGTCGCTGTATTCTGCGACTGTGAGTGAAACAGTGTTATCTGTGTTCGGTTTGATGCTGTTGACTGTCCATAGCTGGCTGTCCAGTTCCTCCACGGTCGCAATGAGGTAGCGCGACGGAAGCTGCACAGTGTCTCCGTTCCAGATATTGAGCTGAATGTTAGGGATAGCCGCGGTGAATCCATACTTCGTATCGCTGCGTGCTGTCGCCGGATAGCGCAGCATCGGGTTACCCAGGCTGTCTGTCACCAGCACATACATCGAACCGGTAAACGTGATCGGCTCACTGGTATCAAAGTTATTACCGGCACGCCCGGTGATGTAACCCTGTTGCTGGTTGCTGTCGTAGATGTCTGGCATCTGAATGACGCTACCGACCTGGATAATGCCGTCCTCAAACACCTTGGCGTTCATCTTCACGCGCGAGTAGATCAGGCGCTTGGTTTCGCGCAGAGCTCGCTCCCGGGCCTGATACTCATTACGGAAGCCGACGATCTCCAGCTTGTTCGGGTTCTCCGCTTCCTGTTCAACGATAGCGCCGTTCAGAACCCGGTAGTTGATGTACGTCTTGTTGTTCGTTGTCGGGTGGACGTAGGACACCTGAACGCCGTCATAACCGCCCGGAAGAGTAGCTTCGTACGTCATTTTGTACTCGTCAGTCTTCATGTTCGCCCGGTTGAATACGGCCGCCGGGTAATCAACCTTCTGATCGCGGGTAAACGTCAGCACGCCGTCATCCCAGTACGCCACCACCGACGCCGCATTGCAGATCGCCTGCACGCGATCGCCGAGTGAGTCGTTCTCGTCGTCAAACGTGTAGTCGAAGTAGCCAAGTCGCTCATCAGGCAGGCTTTCGGCGATCGAGTACAGCCCGTACAGGTCAATGCTGCTTACCGGCTGCTCACCCATGATGAGCCAGGTGTGAGCCACTGCATCAGCGAACGAGCGCGACGGCCTAAGGGTGTAATCCACCGTCTGCGTGTCCAGGTCGTACGTAATGGTGTGGCGCGTCACCAGTGCGTTATATTTGCGCTCGCGGCTGCCCAGGGCATTCTCGGTCGCCCGGACTTTTACGCGCACCAGCGTGTCGGTCGGGTGAACGACGTTTGTCCTGATGTTGATGCTGTGGATCTCTTCAACCTTGAGCAGTGACGCGTCACCGGAGTTATCCGTGCGCTGGAAACTGACCGCGTATTTCCCGAAGCCGCCGGTGGGTGTGATTTTGTCGGTGCGGTAGAATACTTCACTCGTCGACTGGTGCGGCGTCGTCTGTCGGTACGTAAACGTCTGCTGAGTTCCCGGGACCTGGTTGTAGTCGTCGTCGATTTTCCAGATGACAACCTTCCAGTTGGTCTCTTTCTTCCCGCCGAGGCTGGACTGGGTATGCAGCCACAGCTGCGTTGACTCGACCGGGGAAAAGAACGGCCCAACCACCAGCGCCTCGTTATCGTTGAGGATGAATTTCGTGGTGTTGATCGTGGCATTCGCCGGGATGTCCTGCGGTCCTTCGAGCTGGTTCATCGTAAACGTGTACCAGCGCACCGGGTTAACCACTGCACCGTCGTTTGTTTCAACCGCTGAAATCAGCGTGCCTGAGAATGTCGCGTCGGTGGTGACGCTGCCTGAGGCAGTGCTGTACGTCACGTTGATGGTGAAAGTCACAGCGTGCGGCAGAACCAGCCCCATGAAATAGTCGAACTCGGCTTGTTTCACGATTTTCATCGCTATCTGTCCGCCGGAATACGTTCCGCTGACCACTGTGTTTGCCGCTGCTGTTTCGATCGGGAAGTCGCTGGCTTCGTTCTGCCCGGGAACCTCCTGGCCGTCAACGTCATCGAACCCGTATCCCTCGACGATCTGCGGGATAACTTCTCCTGGCTGGAAGAACTGGAATTCGGCACCAGCCAGAGAGCCCAGGCTCGATTCTGAGTATCGCACGGACTCGTAATCGTATTTGCCGATCCCAATACACATCCATTCAGTGACGTACTTCAGGCCGCCGTCTGTGGAAGTCTGGTGTACATATTCGAATACTGATTCCTGGATCAGATCCGGGAACGAACGAATCTGGCCGTAGATGTCCGGCTTGGCTTTGTAGACGCGCGCGGTGTTTGTCTGACCGGTCAGGCTATTGTTGGGCGAGTCGACGGTATTACCGCCGTTGTTTGCAATAGCTGGCTTCGGCGCCAGGAAAGAAAATACCTGACCAACCACTTTAAAGATCGGGCTCAGGATGTCATCGACAATACCCTTTGGCTGGTCGAATATCTGGATGTGGTCCAGCTCGCTCAGCTCAAACGCCAGCTCATCATCGTCACCCAGCTTTACGCCATTGCGGACAATCAGCAGGTCACGGTGGAAAGTAGCGTCATTGGCCGCCAGCCAATCATAAAAAAGGGTGCCGTTTGGCACCCTACAACGCAGCTTAGGCGTTCCTGGAAAATTCGATATCTCAACCAGCGCCATATTCGAAAAACTCCACTTTGGTGAATGCCCGCTGAATGACCAGCAACGAGTCCATGCGCACGCTTCCGTTCTCTCCACGCGAGTGCAGCGCCTGCCGGTTCAGTACCAGGCCAACGTGCGCCGGTTGCGCGCCGCGGTACCCGACAAATATCCCCCCGTCGACCGGTTTATCGACCTTGCGCCAGAAAACGACGTCACCCTGATAGCAGGTGAAGAAGTCCGCCCCGGCTTCGTAGTCAGGCGTCTGGTGCAGCTCAATACCGAGGACGTGACGGTAATACAGGACCACCAAAGCCCAGCAATCCATCGCACCGAATGTGCAACTCCTGTTGGCCCATGGCTTTCCAATAACAGCTTTGATGAAGTCGGATTTATCCATGTCACTCACCGTGGCGGGATGTAAAACCTTCATGACTGCGGAGAGCTTCAGCGCGCGCGGTACATGCATCTTCAAATTTTACGAACTTCCCAAGATGCTTCTTACAAAGCCTCGCAACCCATTTCCCGGTGTTCTTGTCAAAACAAACACCTGTAACGCCGGAGGTATTTTTCGAGCTTTTCCGCTTATTTCGCTGGTTAATGCTGTTGGTTGCCAGTCTTAGGTTTTCAATATTATTGTTCAGTATCTCGCCATCAATATGGTCAACTTGATAGCCGGCAGGAATAGCTCCATGGTGCATCTCAAAAATAATCCGATGCGCTAGATAGAATTTTTGGTGAAGAACAACCCTGACATAACCCTTACCATCGCGATTTTTAACTTCATCGCCTGCTTTTACAGGCCCTCTATGGCTATGCTTCCAAAAGAGTTTTCCATCCCGATATTCGAAATAATCACTCCAATTCATATCTACCTCACAGATACTGAAGGCCAGTGTATTCCGTTGGGTCATAGAGCCTTCCGATGTTGTTGTTCAGCGGGTTGGTGACAGACAGAGTGACCGAGGCGGAGTCTGCGTCGATGTCCACCGTCTTGACGTATAACTGCCAGGACTTAATCGGCACAGACACGTCTCCGCTGTCGAAGATCTGCCGGGTGGCCGTGATAGCTGTCAGCCTGGCCGCCCCCTTCCACTCCTTCATCAGCGCTTTGATGTCCGACGAAAGCCGCCCTAACTTTACCGTCGCGTCGATCACCGGCGTGCCACTCTGCTGGCTTTCTTCGATTTCAAAACGCGCTGGCGTGAACGTCTGGCCGCCGAGCGTCTTCGGGAAAAACTGCTTGTCTACCAGGCGGACATAGCCAAATGATGGATGGTAGAACGTGATTGTGTCGTACAGTCCGCGTGTCGGGCGTTGCTGCTTGTACTCCCTGAAGCTCGGCATTACGGAACCCTCGGTAGTGATTCCGGATCGCGACCATCCGGATAACCCGTGACAACGATATCCAGCCACGAATCCCACGGCGGCGGCAGTTCAACAATGATGTCGTCGAACTCATCGTCGGCGTTGTACAGATGGTTAGCAATTACGGTTCCCGTCCAGGTTACCACCCCGCCGTCGATACTGGTTTGCACCGGCATCTGCGTGAAGTGAAGCTCCTGCAACTGGAGACCACTGCCGCCCAGATTGATATTCATCCTGAACCAGTTCAGGCCCCGGTTGAGATAGTTTGGGCTGCGCAGCCACTGCTGGAAAGCTCGCTCCTCAGCTAGGGTAAAGATCCACGTCAGAGACCAGGTCACTTTCAGGTCGTCGGTAAGGTTCTGGAAGATAGCCGGGCCGACCGCTGGCTGATCGGTCTGGAACCCGGTATCGAGCGTCATGTTTTTGCTGGCCTTCTGCGCCAGCGGCAGCCAGTCGGGATAGTCGATAATTGGCATCAGCCCTGCCCCCTTGGCGTGCGTTTAACATTGAAGTTACTGGTTATACCGCTGCTGATTGGCCCGCCGTTGTTCAGGTCTGCAACAATGACATCAACGGTAAGCCCACCATTTGCATCAGTGCCAGCCTGCGCATCGACCGATGATGACGTATAGTTCTGGATGTTGATTACCACCCCACCACCTCCACCGGCTGTCATTTCTTTATTGCTGATCACCCTGCCATTGTCGCCCGGTATCATGTACTGCTTACCGGTACTGGCCTGGTAAATCTCCGGCTTCCCTCGCTCACCAACCTGATACATGCTTCCTGCTGACACAGGTCCGCCATTGTACCTGGCGCCAGCCAAAGCCAGCCCCTGAGCAAGCCCAACGGTAGATGCAATACCAGCCATCGCAGGTGCTGAGTTAGCGCCAAAGGATGCCAGGCTGGCTAGCGCTGCGGCAGGAGCCCATGCAGCCGCCGTCGTGGTCGCCATACCGACAGAAGCAGCGGTAGAAGCTGCGCCCAACGTCTGCCCGATAATGAAATTTTTGAGGGCCTCTACTCCAACCTGGACTAGCGCATTTACCACGCTGTTCAGCATCGTATTCCCGAGCGAACGCATAGCATCCTGCGCTGACATCGTTCCGGTAATCAAACCGGTAAGGGCATTGGATGCGTTACCTGAGAATGCATCTACTGTACTTGTCAGCATGCTGTACCCCAGGCTCTGCTGGCTAAGAAGCTCCCATTGTGCAGCGGTTCTTTGCTGCTCATACTGCGTATCGGCAGCATTTTTAAGGGCTAATGCATTCTGGTGAGCTAATAACCCCTGCTGCTCGAACTGTTGGATAAGGGCCAGTTGCTGTGCGTGCTGATTAGCTAATTGCTGCACTGGATCAACCTGTGCAACTGCCTCTTGCTGTGGCGTCACCGCCTGCTGGGCGCGGATTTTTGCGAGGTTTGCCTGGTGAGTGGCCTCCAGTCGCTCAGATGTCTGATTGAACTGCTCCTGACTGATTTTCTTAGCAGCCAGAGCGGTATTCAGATCCTGAACATCCTGCTTATAGCTTGCGTTTTCGCGCGCTTCTGGCAGGAGTTTCTCGGCTGCGGCTTGTGCTTTGAGTGCGTTGGCAGTGTCCCATTTTGTTGCGGCGTACTGCCCCGCCAGCGCGATCTGTTCTTTAGTGGCTCCTTTTCCGAGAGACTGCTGCGCATTCAGGATCGCCTGCTCGCGACTCAGATTATTGGTTGATTTGGCAGCAAGCTCTGACTGCTGCTTCAGGTTCGCCAGTTTCTGAGCAATAGAATCAGCCTGAGAGGCGCCTTTCTTCTGCTCGGACTGAAGTGTCTTTTGCGCCTGCGTATTTTTGTACGTAGCGGCAGCGTCATCCTGCATCTGCTTAGCATGCGGATCATCCTTCGCAAACCCGGCATCTTCGGCAGCGTATTGCGCCTGCAACCGCGCGCGGGCCTCACCCTGTAGCTTAGACAGTGCCAGATTGCGTTCTGACTGCTTTATAAGGTTCTTCTGCCCTGAGGTAAGATTGTCGACCTCTTTTTTCATTCCGGAGAGATTGATCTGGGCCTCGCCAGCTACTCGAACGAGTTCCGTCAGCGGGCCAAGGAACGTCCTTATTGCATCAGCTCCTGACTTTGTCGAACTCTCTGTGCTCTGAAGTTCAAGAACGAGCCTTTGTAGTGCTTCAGGCGTTGGATTGTTCGCCACATCAGAGAGTTGCTTGCTTAGCTCGAATGCGCGCTGCTCAGACACGCCAAATTTATCCGCAAGCGTGGTTACTGTGTTCTGGATCGCGTTGGCGTTAACGGTGAACTTTGCCCCGGCGTCCCTTGCTTGCTCCATGGCTGCCGAGTAGTTGTCAGCTGTTGCCCCGACTATAGAAAGGTTTTTGTTGAATTCATCGATGGAGGCAATACCACCAACGAAAGAAGTCTTCAACTTGTCGGTGAATCCAACGATAGAACTGGAAGCATCATTGATGGATTTAGGGATCTTCGCTATGGCAGCGTTGTACTCAATCATTGCCTGATTTCTCAGGATGGTTGCTGCCTCGGCGTTTGTTCTTGCCAGGTTCGCGTACTTATCAGACAGAGCGGCCACGCCATTTTGGGAAATGGTGATCACCTTATCCATCGCTTCGGCTGCATCTTTCAGCGCGTCCATGGCGTTCTTTCCACCATTAAGCGATGTAATCAGCACGCCAGCGATGACAGAGCTCAGCGCGATCACTGCGCCAACTACCGCGCCGCCTGGACCAAACGCGCCAGCGAGTTGCGATCCCTGCTGGGCGAATGCTACCAATGCAGACTGCCCGCCCTGGACTTGTACGATAAAGTCCTGCACCTGGTAACCGGCCTGCTGCATGCTGGACTTCCAGCCTTTATTGCTGCCCATCGAAGTATCAGCAGCACCTTTCATGTCGAAGAGCCGCCCGGTCAACTCGCCGATCTTCTGCTTCTCTTCGTCTGTCGCTTTCGACCCGGCGCGGAGCTGTGCAGCAAGAACAGCCGCACTGCGCGCGCCGTTCTCCTGCGCTTCATCCAGCACAGCCAGCTGGTTACCCAGCGCCTCGATGATTGATTCCGCACGGCTGAATTCACTGCTCGCACCACCGGTGCCGCTACGGGCCTCTTCCATTGCACGGGCAATGCCACTCACGTTGGTGTTCAGCTTGCGCAGCTGGTTGTCCATGGAGTTGGCATATCCAGCCAGTTCTGTAAACGCGGCCCCGGTTAGTGAGGTGCTCTCGTCGAGGTTGTCCATCCCCTTGCCAGATTGCTGCGCCGCAGCATCCAGTTTATCCAGAGCATCAATGGCCTGTTTGCCGCCTTGTAACAGCGGCTCAACGTCGGCGCTGATTTCATAAACGATGCTACCGGCGTTCTTTTTCACCTGCCATGATTTTCTCCGGATATAAAAAACCCTGCATTTGCAGGGTTTCGTGTGAATAACGATGAGTTAATTTTCCTTGTCTCGCTCTCGCTTACCAAATGCATAACCTAAAGCAAGAGTTAATATCGGAGTAAAAATCGACCAAACATCCTTTAGAAATGAGATAATATCAATTTTTTTCAGGTTCATTTTTTATAACGACATAATACAAATAGGCTAATAAAATTAAGACACTAAATGCACCACCTAGACGAAAGCAGTATTTCAATGTCATCCAAATGAATGAGTCCCTGGCATGTTCACCTGTACCTATTTGACGAGCAATTGTTCCAGCCAAGCTTGCTCCAGTAAGTGATCCTTCCCTTATAGTAATTTTATTAGTTTCATTGTTATGGGGAAGCTCAGCTTGGTTAGCGGTAATTCGAATTGTCATTTTTCACCTTCATACAAGCTATATGAAGTGATAACAGTGCTATTGCCGTTTTTTGAAGTCACAATGTGAGAAAACCAAGAGAAAAAGATCTTCTGGCCATTGGATTGCTCACCAATTTCAGACGGTACAATTAACCCTACCGGTGCACCAAAAGGAGGAACAACTGTAACGTGATCAAAGATAACATCATTGCCCTCTACACGTACGCTAAGATTTTCATTCTCAATGTCAGTAACTATTTTGGTTTTAACAATTATTTTTAGGCCTGAGTAGGCTAATATAAGTCCGCTACTAGAAGCTACTTCGTAGTCTACATGGAACGTTCCTGATTCAATGAGTTTTCTGCCTTGTGCTTTAGCTGTAACAAGCATCTTAACCACCTAATTTATGTAATTGATGGAATTAAACACCATGCAAACTTCATTGACAACAGGCTATTCATGAATGGGCGAGTGATGCATGCTCACTTTTGAGTCTTTTTTCTTTTTTCCGCAAGTAAATGTCTACAAGTTCATCGTATTCATCTCTGGTAAAACCCTTTTGTTCTGGATACTTAGATGCCAGCAGCATCTGGAATTCGGTCATCGTTAACTGTGATGCTTCTGCGCGGCTCATATCAAAGTGACTACGCGCCGCACTGATGTAGTCGAATGCTTTAAATTCGTTCGTTCTAGCGCCCGTTTCGTAGCGCTGCAGTTGGCGGACCTTAGCTTTGCCGACGACGCCGTGCTGCATGAGGTGCTGAGCCAGCACGACGATGTCGTTCTTCGGCATCTTGCCGGGTCGATATACGACGCAGTGTCGCCAACCCTTCCACTCGCCAATCATTGGCGTCAGGTCTTCCTCGCAGCACGCCTGAAGCACCAACATGCACGTTGATAGCAGTTTCTCAGCGGCGCGATTGAATGAAGGAGATAACCAGGCAGGGAAACGCCCAAGCGTTCCTGCGCACACCTCAATGAGCTGAGCGACATCATTGCCGTGGATGGTGGCGTACGCCTGCACAATCTCTTCGGGAGTGCCGATCCTGGTCATGGCCTCAAATGACGGTCGCAACAGGTAATCTTTCCCGCCTTCGCGGCTGTCGCTGATAGAAAGTTCGCCAATATCGGTTAAAGCGGTCATAGGCCTTCCAGTAAACGGTCATTATCAAGGGCAGCACGCCGCCCTTTGGAATGTCCGTTAGGTAACGGTAACCGTATGTACGGCCACAAAGTTGCCGTCTTCGGTGTTGATGATGATCTGCGCGCTGCCGGTGGCAACACGCGTCACGGTAACGGTGTTGCCGGAGGCGGTGGCCGTTGCTTTGGTCGCGTCGGTAGTCGCTACAGTGAAGTCTTTGTTGGTGGCGCCGGTTGGTGCGATATTCACCGTGAAGGTGCTGGTGCCGCCCGCCGTGCCGGTGCTGGTCGCCGGAGTTACCGTTACGCCAGTCACTGCTACAGCAGTCAGCTCGTTCACTTCGATGGTAGTTGCATCACCGACTTTGAACTCGGTTGAGAACGTGACGATGTCGTTGGTGCCGCCGTCAGAGCTCAGCGCCGTGATGTTCATATAGCCGACGAATTCGACCGGGCCGTAGTCCATGCGTACCCAGATACCGGGCTGGCGCTTGGCCTTCAGCTCATCAGCGAAATACTTGATGAACTTGCCAACGCCGTACTGATCCAGCTTGTCCTTCTTGCGCACTTCGCCTTCAAAGCTCAGGGTGAAGTCACTGTTGGTGATGATGGTCTCGACATAGCCGCCGCCGTCATCCGCATCAGAGGTAACCGAGTTCGGTTTGAAGTCGAAGCCCTTCGACGTACCAGCGGCCAGCGCCATCCACTCACCTTCGAGTGGTTTGACGTCCGGGCAGCCATCGGCGACTTCCAGCACGACCGCACCGCCGAACAGGCGCTCGTTCGAGTTCTGGCAATTAGCCATGTGAAACTCCTCTTTGACGTATAAAAAAGAAAACCCGCCGGAGCGGGTTATTTGGTTGGGATGGCTATTCGCCGTAAGTGCAGGCGAACTGGAGTCGGAAGACTATTCGCCCTTCTTCTGTGAGCACCGGCGCGGGGATGGCGCCCATGTTCTGGATGTAGCCGACACACTCGTCAGCCATGGGGTTGGCCTGGACGTAATCGACGATGCGCTGTACGGCATTGAGTGCGTCTTTGCGCTTATCTTTTGCACCTACGACGTCGACCAGGACGTGATACTCAGAGCCGAGGTCAGTCCGAATATTCGACCCGCCGTTAGGCCTGAACACCATGATCGCCTTCGACAGATCTCCCGGGTCGTCGTACATCAGCTGCTGCACCGTGAAACCGGTAGTTAGCCCGGCGTCGCCGAACATGTTGCGCACCCGCTCGTGCATCATGGGTGTCATAGCGAAAGCTCCTTGCGCATCACCGAATCAACGTTATCGCGCTCGTCATTTGCGCCTTTGGTCAGGAATTGCGGCTCACCATGCGGATCCCAGTAGTTGCCCTTTCCTGTCCCGCCACCGAATTCTTTCGGTTTCTGCGGGCCGAACTCAGACCGGTTACTGGTCACGCCGAAGTGCGCGCGCGGCTGGCCTTTCAGCTTTCCTGACGCTTCGTGCACGTACGCGGCATAGTTGGCTGAGTAACCGATGCGCCCGGTGATGAGAACCCCGCCAGCGTCGATTTCGCGGAACTGGCTATTAATCAGGGTTGAGGTGTCGATCGGGGTGTAATATGCCGCCCGGGTGCCTATAAGCATCATCGCCGACTGCAACGCGCGAATTACCTTACGGCCCTTAACGTCGTTGATGACATCGTTCAGGTGCTTCTTCGCCTGGCTGATGCCCTTCACTTTTATGCCCATGGCTACACTCCCGTCAGGATGGCGTAATCATCCGACAGGCTCTCAAACGTGTCGGCATAGCGGATAACCTGCCGCACCTCGTCGGCACCGGCGACAACCGGGTCCGCTTCGGTCGATACGCCAATCAGCAGGTAATCACCCGTGGCCGCCAGCGCGAACTCCGTCCAGACAGTGTTCTTAACAACGATTTCAGCGCCCAAGCTGGCTAACTTCTTGCTAAGCCCGCCCTCGTAATCACAGAGGATTTGCTCAGGCTCGGCATAGCCCAGCGGATCGCCGTATTCGTCATTTCCTTCCAGCTTGCGCCAGATGGTCGCCGTGGCGGTGTAAGACCAGTTCGCTGTTGCCGACATCAGCCCTCCTTCCAGCGCAGCACCTTAGCGCCAGTCGCCCGGATGCGCGGGCAGTTGATGAACCACTCGCCGTCCGATTTCACGTAGCCGGTTGTCTCCCGCCCGGTGTCGGTCATCACCCAGACGCGGACGAATGAGCGCGGCAGCCCGTGCTTAACTGATTTGTACGTCATCACTTGCCCCCGCACATACAGCCGCCCTTACCGATCCAGATACCAGCGAATGCCGGGGCGGCGGTAGGGTCAGCAGGAATAAGTGCGGTGGAGCAGCCGTACTTATCCAGCCCGCGCAGCAGGTTCACTGAGGCTTTCCATCGGTCGGTGAACGACTGATACCGGAACGAGCGCGATGCACCACTCGGAGCTGTCTGGCTGGAGATGTATTTATCCCCCTGCCCGAGCCCCATAAGCGCCAGCAGATAGAGCTGAATCAGCAGCGCGGTCGATGCCGGATAATGCGCATCAAGACACTCCTGGATGCTGTTGGCCTGGTCGACGAGAGCCTGAAGAACAAAATCGGGAATGGTAATTCCCTGGCTCTCCAGATACTCCTTTGCCTGTTCGAGAGTTACCATTATCGACTCCGTGAAACACCCCGCCGGAGCGGGGCATAAAAAAACCGCCTTAGCGGCGGCTGTTATTCAGCAGGGAAAAGCTTTTCGAGCTCGCCTTCCGGCAGAAGATCACCAAGCTTTTCAGCTCCGAGATTGCCTTTAAACTCGATACCCAACTCAGTGAGGCGTAATGCGATAATCTCTTTTCGGGATTTCACATCCGTGCCAGCCTCTGGCGTCGCCGGGGCTAGCACAGCGTCAGAGAGTTTCATAACATGAGGCTTCAGCGCAGGATGCAGTTTCTCAATTTCAACCACATCACCGACCTTCACTCCATGCCACGCCCTGGTTACTTGGTATTTAGCCATGCTGTTCTCCTTATGCCAGATTTGCGCCGTACAGCACGCCAGAACGACCTTCCTCATCACGTTTAATCTGCAAACCTTCCGCAGACATGATCTGGAAGTTGTAGTTGCTCTGAGGCATAGGACGCGGCAGCGGAACAACACCAACGGCCATGCCAACAAGCGGGGAGATCACATCTTTGCGGCGCTCATAAGCCAGGAACTCGTTACCGCTCAGCGCATAAGTCTGGCGGATATCTTTCACCGGAATAAACTTGCGAATAGCATCCAGCACAGAACCGCTGATGATCGCGTTAGTACCGTCACCCACCTCAATAGTGTATGGCTTGGAGAGGTTCGCCATGATTTCAGGAGACAGCCACAAAAACGTCATAGGCCGTGACCTGGTTGGCGCGGGCAGTCACACCAAATGCACCGGTTGGACCGAAGAATGCCAGTGCCTGCGCCGGGGTTGCAGTGGTCAGGTCGATGTTAGCGCCACCTGCGCCAGATCCAAGGTTGATTTTGGCGGTGTTGCGGTGGTTGCGAAGCCCCTGCGCCGGGTAGTTCTGAACCTGAATGGTCGGATTACCATCCAGATAACCAGTCACTCGGCGTTTATGGAACTTACGGGTTTTTGCTGTCTGCGAATCCAGCACCAGATCAATGCCGACGGTGTTCAGGCCTGCGGCAACACGCCAGTTAACACCGAAGCCAGCGGTATAAATCGGAACTGGGTCACCATCGCTACCGTAATTAGTGTGGTCAAAGGAATACGGCGCCTGACCGTCAAGACTCACAGAGACATCATCAGCAATATCGCCAATCGTGTTGTAAAGTTTGGCAGTCTTGCCGATCGGCAGAATGGTCTGCACAGCCATCAGGTCGTTGACAATTTCCATGCCGATCACCTGATCGCGAGACTGGACGATTTCGCGGTCAATTTCAGCCCAGAAATCACGACCCAGCCCATCACCTGCCAGCGCATTGGCTGCCAGCGTTTCTGCATCCATAGCGCCACGGTACTGATTAACCATGATGTTATGCGCGGTATCCCAGATGTTGCGCTGAGCCCACAGAGAGTTCCAGTGAAGGCGCAGGCGGCTATTCGTGGCAAGCGTTTCTTTAGTGAAGTACATTCATATTCTCCTTTTACTCGCCGCCGCCAGCTGCCGGGGCCACAGTGCCTACGCGGAAGCGCACGCGGATAAAATCGGTAGCACCGGCAGCGATTGTTGCATCGTCCTGGCTGTAGCCGAGAACGGTGTCGGTGTCAGAGTCGGCAATCGCCCCCTGACCATTTGCGCCCAACTTAATCGGGGTGTCTTTAGCGTAGGTTCCCGCAGGACACAGGATTGCCAGTTCTCGGCCTTCTTCCACGTAGTTACCAGATGTGGAGTGACCGGCAGGGATAGAGTCAGTAATACCCAGTCCTTCGCTGAATGCTGGGTCGAGCACATACAGGCGACCAACCGTTGCTGCGGCTACTGCAAACTCATCGTCACCGTTGATGGTAACGAAAGTTCCCGGCAATGACGCGACAGCCACTTTACGGGTTTCGGTCTTGTACAGAGACTGACCGTCAATATTAACGCGACGATAACGTGCCATTATGCTGGCTCCTTATTTGAAATATTCGTCAGGGTTCGGCGCACCGGTTTCTTTCTGCTGTTGCGCAGAGTTGGTGCCCAGCGGCGCGGATTCACCGATTGTTTTAAACATCGCATCCAGCGCTTCGCCTGAAAGAGCGTTAGCCACGATCTCGCCGTGAACTTTCGCAACTGCTTCACGCTTTATTTTTTCTTCCGCACGAGAGTTTGCAGTTAGCGTTTCAGTAAGCTTGTCCTGATTGGCCTGTAGGCCGGTGATCGCATCCTTAATCGGGTTCAGGGCTTCGGCGAAGTTTGCGGCCAGGCCTTTACCGATTTCGCTGATCAGCTCTTGTTTCTCTTCAGTGGTTAAAGGCATGTCGCCCTCCGTTTTGTGGTTTGGTGCAGGCTGTTCCTGCGGTGTGAATAGAGCTTTGAATTTGTTAGCGACGACTGCGACCCACGACTCCTGGCGCGCTACTGCGGTGCCGGTATCTTCGAAGGTGATTACGCCGCCCTCAGACTTGTAGCCAAACACCTCAGCGCTGCCGCCGTTGCGGATGATTACCGCTTGCGAGTCAGTGAAATCAGCAACCCATGCGTATTCATCCGCACCCGCCGCAAACTTCGCTTTGGCTGCGCGATCGAGACGCTGCTCGCGCTCCCGGTAGGATTCACCCACCAGCGCGCCCGAGTTAGCCTTGAGCGGTTGGGCCAGATCGGCATTGACCATCAGACCAACGCCCTGCTCAGGGGTTGCCGCCCCGACTTCGTGCAGCAGGATCGCGTCGTGGTCCATGCTGTAGATCTTGGCTACCCAGTCTGCGCCAGTAGCGCGTTGTTGCTCGTTCGGTTCAAGCTGATCGAGGAATGCGGCAACACTGGTATGAATCGGCGGAACGTCTTCGCCGCGCTCAATGGCAGCGATGCGTTCAAGCAGCTCCCTGCCACCTTCCGACTCGCTGGCGCGGGCAACATCTACCCACTTTTCGAGGTAGATGCGATTACCGGACTTCTTAACATTGCGGTTCCACGCCCCAACGAATCCTGTGCACAGCCCTTCTGGAGAGAATGCAGACACGAACTGGCCGTTAACCTGTGGATGCCCCAACGGTGCCAGAGTGCCTTCCAGCCCCTGATAGTGGGCGTCGATTTCTTCCGCTGTGTACAGCCCGCCATTCATTACGACGTTCGCCGGCAGCGTGTAGCTCGGCAGCACCAGGTGCTCACGCCCGTTGTGCGTTTCGCGCCGGATTGACTGGCTGTTCACCTTCGTGGTGATGTTGACCTGCATAGGCATAGTTATTTCTCCGCCCAGGCGTAACCGCGCGCCTGCATCGATTTATATTCCTGTTTGAGTTTCGTGATGGTGTCCGGGTATTCCGGATTACCGTCCGCATCCACCAGCACCGACTGCTGGCTGCATTTGCAGTTGATGGAGTTGCCATCCTTGCTGTACCAGTCACGGACCTCTTCGTTGGTGTAGAGGTGGGCATGGCGCACTGCGTGGGTATGTCGGGTTGTCGGTGACAGAGCCGAGATGTGAACCAGAAGCGTTTTTAAGGCCGTAAAGGTCATTCGCCTCCTGGTCTTCATCCCACTTAGCCCGGCGCAGCGCGGTAGTCACTTCAGTTCGTGCTATACGGTTTGCCCGGCGCTTCTCGATGCCGGTCTGGTCTGTCAGGTTGCGGGCAATGTCCAGCGGATTGAGTCCACGGCCCACGCCATCAGTCAGCACGCGTGCCATATCTCGCTTAACGTCAGCAGTCAGACCCTTCATTTCCTCAAACACACGGGCATGCACCAGCGCCATGCGTTGCTGGTACGGGTCGCTTGCGAGGATGGACGCCAGCGACTCACGCCCTGCTGCATACACGGGGGATTGCTGGCTTAGGTTGTAGAACGACTGCCCGGTCCCTTTCTCCGATGCCAGATCGATGTACTCGTAAAACCACAGGTCGTAATCGCCACCTTCAAGCAGCACCTGATCAACCAGGTAACTGGCATCGTTCAGGATGATGGAGAGTAGCGTTGGGTTTAGCTGGTATTCGTATCTGGCGTTTACTGCGAGGGAGGAAGGTATTTTGTCGAGTGCTGATTTGTACGCTTTGCCAATCTTATTCATTCGCCTGGCGAAGTCTTTCATTGCCCGGCGTTCCAGCGCATCGGCTCCGGTCGGATCCTGGTAGTTACGCGGCAGAATCGGTGGCTTCGTCTTCTTCGTCGCCATCCTCTTCTCCTAAAGGCTCTTCGTCGTCATTGTCATAGCCCGCAGCCGTGCGAATCTCTTCACGGGTGAACGCGGGTTCATCGCCGCTGCCCTGCATGGTCTGGTTAATCTCGCCCATGGTCTTGGCGTTAGTGAGCTTCTCAGTACCGGTCTGTTCGTTCAGGTCATCCCAGATAACTGCTTTCTGGCTGACTGAATCGACGATCTTCAAGTCAATAAGCTTGTCGCAGAAGTCCTCTATTTCGAAAGCGAGGTCTACTCGGCGCGACTGACAGCGAGCATTAAAGTATTTCTGGTCTTCAGTGCTGGACCGCTCAGCCTGCTGGTTACCAACCAGAATACGCGTAGGAATATCAACTCCTGCGGCGGCTGTTTGCAGGTTTACGTTATAGGTTGGAGACGGATCAGAAACAGGAGAAACGAGGGAGGTTACGCTCGCCCCCTGGAGAGAAAGCAGCACATCATTTCCGCGATTCATCTCGCGAGCAGCGTCATTAAATTTATCCTGCAACTCATCTACTTTAACGCCGTACATAGATGCAATGCTGCCAAAGTCGATTTCCTTGTCGAAACTAAGTGCTAACTGGCGAGCGGCGTTCTTCAGGAATGACTCACCAGACCCGCCCTCTACCTTCTCCAGGCTCACAAAGGCGTTATAAGCTGGCTCAAGGAAGCCAATAGCATCGTCTGAGTAATCACCAAGGATGAAAACGCGATCAGGGTGGATATTGACGCGGCGACTTGAACCATTCGGCAAGCGTTCGGCGTACTGCCACATTTTCGGCTGACCGTAAGTCTTCGAGTTCAGCCCAGTGTCCCACTCGCTCACCGTTAGCGATCCGGCCCACGCCACGGATATTTTCTGAAGACCTCGCCCTTTGGTGACCGGAAGGCTCCAGTCTTTTTCGTCGCGGATGTGCAGAAGGATTCCTGCATAACGACCGACAAGACGGCGACGGTCCGCCTCAGAGAATAAGCGCCAGAACCGGTTGGTGAATACCTGTTTGGACTTATTCTCCCAGGCGGTTTCTTTGCGCTTTTTGTCTGCCTGATCACCCTCGATGATTTCCGGGTTAGTCTGCCAGCATTTGCCCACCAGCTTCTCAACGGCACCGTGAGCGATACCACCGCGACGGTACAGGGCATAAAGGTTTTCGTAGGTTACCTGCTCAGGGAAGCCATACTCGCACCATGCTGAATGGCGCTTGTTGTCCAGACCCATCGTTGGTGCCAACAGCCCCATACGGGCGCGCGCCATCCGCGCATCGTTCAACGCATGGTTGACGGCGAGAGTTAATTTGTCAGTCATGGTTTGTCCGTTGGTGGGATTTATGGCAATAAAAAAGGCCGCCGTGGCGACCTTGAATTAGGTTTCAGTTAAGACTTAACAGGATCACCTGCTGGGCCTTGGATAATTGAGCTTACAACCGTAGTTTGCCCACTAGCTAATGAGCTACCGATTTCAACGAAACCTTCGATGTTCGCGTTACTGAACTTTTGTAAGTCAGGGAACATTGCTTTCATTTGATCAGTGGTAACACCAGCGTCATAACCGCTTTTTAGTGTGCTGTAGCCAGAAACAATCTTAGCCGTACCCATTGGGTTGGTGATCGTAGTCACAGCGGCATCAACAATGACGCTTATGCCGTCTTTAATTTTCTTCTTAGTCATAGTGTTTTCTCATGAGATGGCGACAGATTCGCCATTACATGAAATGGATACACCTGTTAAACATTTCAAGATGTGAATGAAATTATCTTCGTTGCAACCTTTTTGGGATCATCATCCCTGCCATCTGGCCCTTGCGCTTAATGTGACCGTCGAGGCTGTAGCGAATGCCGTCCCAGCAGTGCTCATAGCCATCGGCGAGTTTAGGCAATACCTCACCAGTGATCCGGTCCGTTTTGTACGACCACATGCGGGCCTCTCGCGCCACGTTCTTGCAGCGCGGATGGATAATGATTTCGTCGAAGCCGCGAAGATGGGCGATTCCGTCCTCAACGCTCCCCTGCCATTTCTCAGCAGCTGAGATGTTGAACCCCTGCCGCTTGAGATAGCTAATAGTCTCGGGTCGAGCGGAGTCGGCCTTGATGGGCCAGTCACGCGATCCGGGAATTGTGTCGTATAGCTCTGGCATGTGGTCGAGCTCTGTCTGCTGCCCGTACGCCTCGTATTCGATGTACAGCCGGTTGTGCAGGATGAACGAACGCACCAGAGTGTTCGGGTCTTTCGAGAAACCGAAGTCAGCTCCGAAGAACAGACGTTCGGCCTCTTTCCATAACTGGTCCGAGAATTCAGCGATCCGGTATTTTCCGGCCAGGACCTGCTTATCAGAGTTTTCGAGGTAAGCGCCTTCCCACACCCATGCGTATGTTGCCGGATCGAGGCGGCGCTGATCGTTCTGTCGCTCACCTTCCAGCACGTCGGGGAACCACGGGTTATCCGTGTAGTTCATTTCAACGGTGATGCAGTCGTCACCAGCCTCTTTGCGGAAACGCTTGTCCGTGGCGCTACCGTCGCGCTCCGGGTTCCACGTCACCCAAATCTCTGAGCCTTCTTCACGAACTGTCGGGCTCAGCTTCTGCCAGGCTATTTCGCTGACAGACTCGGCTTCGTCGACCCAGCACAGCAGAATGCGTGCTTTCGACTTGATGCTGTCGAGGTTATGCCGGAGACCGCAGAACACGTAGTTAACACTCTTGTCGATGGTGCGGATGTACTTCTCGCCGATATCAAAGTTGGAAGCCAGCCAGGGAACAGACAGGATCGCCTGTTTCACCTCCTGCATGCTCGATTCTTCCAGCGAGTTCATGAACTCACGTGCGCAGAGCACCACCCCGCTTTCACCGTTCATCATCGACTGATACGCCTTTACGGCAGTCATCAGGGCGAATGTGCGCGTCTTGGCGCTGCCACGTCCACCGTGCGAGCATCGATAACGCTTATTCACCGCCGTGAACAGTGGCGCAAGCTTGGCGGGGATCGGCAGTTGAACGGCTTCACTCATGCTTTCGGCTCAACAGGTAGTAACTGGATGATTGTCGGCTGCGGAGTCATGCTGCCATCAGGGCTTGTATGCTCGACTTTCTGGCGATTTGTGTAGGCATCGCCCATTTCTTTGGCGGCCTGCTCGATAAGCTGCGAGGTCATGCCGTAGTTCTTCATCTTTTCAGCGTTGGTCGCCATTCGGTCGAGAACGCGCAACCGGTACGCTTTATTTGCGATCGGGATGTCGGCGATCTCATTCTGGAATCGTTTACGGGTGGCGTTGAAAAGGTCAATCCACTTCTGGCTCAACTTGGCCGCCATTGCGTTGCCTGGCGTATATTGCGACACCTGCTGTCGTGAGACATCAATGCCGTATTCAGCCTTTACAAGCTCAATGACTTTTACTGGGGTCTCGTAGCAGGCGAGTGACTGAACGATGAAGGCTTTAACCTCTGTCGATAATGCTGCCACAGGCTACCTCCATGACAATCTGAATAAAGCGTTACGCCAGCTTTAGCATGCACGTCCCGCATGACCTGGCTATATCGATGTGAGCCACTTCTGCTGGCGAATTGGCCGCATCAACGAGCTCCTGTACTTCTTTGCTGGCACCGTATCGACGTACGACACCTGTGAATTCTTCAACGTCGTGGCCGCGCAGTGTGAGCACTGGCTGTCCGGTCTCTTTGTTGAACTTAGGCGCTCCGAAATCATCGGTGGCCTGGGCAATGTGGTAAAGCTCATGTTCTACCAGCGCGCAGAACTCGAGGTCACTGCATTGTGAGCAGTAATCTGCCGCCAGGGTGATGATGAACTTCGGGATGCGCCCGAACCATTCATGCATCTGCTGTTCCATTCTGGCTTTCTGCCATCCACCGGCGCGGAGCATTACCTGTTCGGCTTGACCGAGAACGTAGCGGCCCTTCTTCGCGAACGAATCGGACGCCCACATGAAGCAGAGATCAGCCTCAAGCAGGTGCTCATGGTCAGGGTTATGGATGCTGCCGGTATCGCTGAGGATTTGGCGGTTTATCCACTCATGCACTTCGTTTGCGGGGATCAGCCTGGTGTATGGCTGCCAGGTTTCGGAGTCGATGAAGTTAACTGGCGGGTATGGCCTGCGCTCGTCATCGTTAACCATGGGTTACTCCGTAGTTTGTTCGGTCTGCTCTTCCGGCACCGGCGTGAACTGCACGCGCTTCACATCGGCCGGAGCGAAGTAAAGCCACTCGCCCGTTTCGGTCGCCAGCGGCACAAACCCGTTCACTAGCTCAGGCTGACGTCGTGACATCTTGCCCGTGAAGGTTTCGCCTGTTTGGGTGGTTAGCGTGATTTGGTAGATATCGGACATTGAAAAATTCCTATAGCCTTACATTTAAACCCCTTGTAATGACTATTGATAGATTAAGGATACCGTATGGAATTACGAGCCCCCCAACGTGGAGACGTAATAAGAACAAAAACGCGAAGAAGTTAGACTGCAGATTAAGCTTACCTTCTGGCATTGGGCTGTATTCGTATCACCGACAGAAGTAATCCACTACACGTCACCAACAAGTGATGCAGGCGGTGATAGTATGAAAATACAACCAACTGACTTTGAAGGATTTTTAAAGGGTAACAATCAATTTGAGATAGTCGAATTCCCCTCCGAATACGAGTCTCAAAAGAGTTTCTATCAAGGATTAATCCCTTCGAGCAAGGTAACCAAACAACCGCCTATCAATCCTCTTAAATGGCTGCTTCCAGGATTTTTAAGCATCCCAATGGCTGCCGCAAAGGTTGTAGCAACAATAAATTCGTTCAATTACAAACTAGCAACCCCAGAAATAGTAGTTGAGAGGGCAAGAAACAGATGTGGAGAGCAAAACTATAATTTCTTGTTTAACAATTGTGAGCATTTTGCGGTTTATTGCAAAACGGGGGTCTCTGAAAGCGAGCAAGCAGATCTATGGAAATACCTCGAAAGTATCAACAGGAAGATCGATAACGTCGGAGAATACTCTAGACATATTCATAATATTGTAATGTAAAGAGATTATCTGGGAAAAAAGGCTATGTATTAACCAGTATGGATATTGCCATTACGATGTGCCTACCCAAGGTGATGGCAACAAAAACCGCCCGGAGGCGGCGATTACTGTTCAAAGAGTTGAGTTCTTAGTTCTGAATATTGTGTTTGCTTCTTCACACTTTGATTGTATCTGCACTAGCCTTTCAGCTATGTCACTGCTTGGGCAGTTCGTTACTATGCAATACCCCTCAACCCACGCCTCATCACCACTTTTTGTGAACAGGCTTTCGAATATCTTTACCCAGTCACTGCTTGGTACACGCTCCAGCTCAAAGAACTTTAATGCACCACTCCCACGTTTTGTTCTGTGCTCATCAAATCCCAGGATTTTCATTCTTCATCTCATCATTGTTTACTGGGCAAATTTTTTAGCACTTATCTGAGGTTTTTTCTAATTACCAAAACTTATAGGCATCACTGTTTTTCCATTATCAAGCCCACCAGCAGATGAGCTTTGTAATGGTCACTTTGGCAAGCCAGGGATCGTTATCTGTGCCTGTTGCTCAAGTCTTTCGATTCTTGCTATGAGCTGTGGCTTCTTCACTCTGCCCCAGCGGTTCAGCAAGCGGCCTGACATACTGGCAACATCCTTTTCCTTCATGAACTCCAGCATTAACTCGTTGTGCTCTCTTTGGTATGAGTGAGCCAGCTCCATCAGCCTGTCACGCATCCAATTAAATGCTTTGATAAACGCCTCTTTGATGGCGGCAGCTTTTTTGCCGGTAAACGACATAATGATGTACATCGCGCCGTCTTTGGAGATTTCATATTCAACATACTGATTACCCTTGTGTTCATAGGTAACCCGCGAAAAGTTGCTGGTTAGAAATTCATCCGAACAGTCTAGCTTTTCGATTTTCTGAATGATGTGGTGATGCTGCTTGTCGAAGTAAGCCGCCACCTTGCGGGAGGTTGTGATCACGCGATCACCAGAAACAGCCACCATGTCCCGGAAATCGAGATTAGCCAATTGATGATTCATAGCGTCTTTACCTTTTAGAAAGTGAGCCTGTCTCACAGAAAAGCCGCCCGAGAGAGGTCGCCACCTATAACGGCATTTCTCAGGCTCGCTTACTGAAAGGATCTCGTTGATGTGCGCGTGAGATGCGCATAAAAAAGCCCCGCTATTGCGAGGCTCTTGATGATTCGATTTTCCTGATTGCTGCCTTATCCAGATTGCACTGCCCCAGCGCCGTGTAAAGCTGAGCGTTTAACTCGAGACTTGCCTGCCACGTGAACGGAACCGCCATTCCGGGGATCGGCGTGTCTGCGGTCAGGTCAGCGCTTATCGGCACCACCGGGGCCGGAACGTAAACTGTTTTCGTATTCCCGCAGGCTGTCAGCAGCGGCAGAAGGAACAAGCTGGTTAGCACACGGATCGCCTTCAAGCGCCTGCCTGATGTGGACAATGCGCGTTTCGCCTTTTTTGGCCAGTTCGTTCTTTGCATTCTGGGTAGCCTGTGAAATGTCACGGATAAGGTTCATCGTGGTGATCACGTTGTTGGTGATCGCTTCCGATGTGTCTGCCCTGACCGTCGCCTTGTCGCGCTGGTCCTTGTAGGTGATGGCGTTGTCGCGGTAATGGTTAATCATCCAGGCCATGGAGACCAGCAGACAGATAACGAAAGCACAGATGATTGCTGTTAACCGGCTCATTTAACACCTTCCAGGCAGAGCGCCTTTTCTTTCCCTGCTCGAGTTACCAGACCAGGCAGAACCTTGCCGCCTCCCCATACCCAGCGAGGGAACTGGTTGCATGCCGCCGTGATGTCTCCACTTCTGAGAAGAGAGAACATCGTGGAGGTGCGCATGTTCCCACAGCCAGCACGAAACGTTACCGATACAGCTGCTGAGAAAGTATCGTCAGATAGCTTTCTGCCATTCCCGTAACGGTTAACGCAGGACTCAGCATCAAGGATGTTGCGCTCCCATTCGGCTGCGATCTGCTGGTCAGACTTAACGGTGCCAAGCTTCACGCCTTGCGTGTTCCCCATACCGTCAGTCAGCACACCGGCCGGGCAGACATATGGATCTCGTCGGCAAGATTCAGCGTTGCCGATTAACTCCAGCCCGCGCTCGTTAGTCCGGACGTGTCCCGCATTCATCACAATAGCGATGATCGTTCCTACGGAGCAGACAATGCCCGCCGCGCCGCTTTTCTTACTCAGTTTCAACTGTGCCACCGGAAATTCTCCGCATTGCCTCCGTAACCACCTCGGCGGCAGCCGGACGATCGGAGTGAGGTTTTTTACCTACATCAGATAAGTAGTTTTCCAGCAGCTGGGTTCGTTTCCTTTCCTCAGCCATACGCTCACGCTCTTCTTTCCGTTTTGCGTAATAGGTTTTTATCGTGAAGAACGCCGATACCAGCGCGCCGATAATAAAAACGTAATCCTGTAGGCTAAGCAAAGAGAACAGACCCAAGGCCGCCGACCACCAGTACGGCAGATCGTGTCCATTTGTTGGGTTCATACGTTGCATTCCACACCTCCGGGTCCGGGGTGCTGTGTGGTAGTTGGGAAAAGGCCGTCAGACACGATAGCTACGTGGCATCTGGAATTGATTGTCTGCGGCCTGAATAAAAACCCGGCGACAGGCCGGGAAGATGAGGGTAAGGCAATGTCGGCTCTCTGGCCGTAAATACCTTGGCTGGTTTTGGCTCGCCTGGCTGGATTCGAACCAGCGACCAACCGCTTAGAAGGCGGGTGCTCTTTCCACTGAGCTACAGGCAATAAAAAAAGGCCGCCTGAGCGACCTGTTTATTGATTTTCACCTTCACCGCATCATGAGCCCACGTATAAAGCCTTTGAAGCCTTCAGCGTGTCGCCTGTAATGCGATGTGCACTCATCAATGACATCATGAGCTGACACAAAACGAAGTGACTTGCTACCAACCTCTTTGTGCACTTTGTTTATGACGTTAAATATTCGAACACTAAAAGCATCATCCACCTTTCTGATTTCGTAACGATAGGTGATGTTGTTAGTGCCGCCAACGTAAAGCTGGAAGTTCTTCATGATGAGGCCTCTCTGTTTTAACTGGAGGCCACATTTTACATAAGTAAAAAATGATTTTTAACTTTAAACGACCACTTGGTTTACAGAAAGCACAAAAAACAAAGCCCCGCACGATGGCGAGGCTCTTAATTCTTTGTCGACCTACGAAGCTATGGCGACGATATCAGATTTACATGAAATATATGCGTTTCAGTTCGGTTTTGCAAGACTTACATCTAAATTTGTCGCCTTTTGTTGTGAACGTGATCGCGTTACGGATATAAGCGCACCGCTATCGAGCCGCTTAAAGCTGTTACGCATAGCCAACCAGTGAGGCAGATAGGTTTCTGTCCAGGTGGATTTAGCCACACCCACCAATTCTGCCAGCGCCTGGTATTCGTACGCCTCACGGCCAGCCAGCTCAGCCTTAACGTCCTGCGCCGCCAGCCAAATTAGCTTCTTCAGCCGCTCCAGTGTCTTTCCGGAAACCTTCTTAGTTCCGAGCTGCTCCCGAAACTCGGCCCACGCCCACTGGGTTATCGCCACCTGGTACTCGAACCGGATGTTCTCGCTGTAGTTCCAAAGCAGCCAAGCTTTCTGGTGGTCATCCAGCGACAGGACAGCGCGGCGCCATGATGCTGTCACGAACTCCACCGGACCCACCAGCGCGATAGATGAGCCTTTGGCGCGGGACTGGCTGCCGCTCATCGCCTGACCGTCAGGGTTAACTTTTCGGCCAGTGGCCGGATCGATGATTTTCTTCCGGCCCCGGCTGCGCGCCGTCGCGGTGAATTGCGCGTTCTCGGCGAAGGCCGCCAGTTGCCCTTTCGTCGCCCCGCTGAGGTCTGCGGTCGCCACAATGAGTTGCTGACGTACGTATTCCAGTTGCTGACTGTTCATGCGGCTTCCTTCTGTGGCTGATTAGTTTTGGTCTGGCTGTGCTTTGCTACTGGCGGCAGGCTGGCGCGCTTAACGCTTTCAGCCTGGTACCGCAGGAAGTCTGTGTGGTTCATTCGGCCTCCAATTCGGTGATGGTCAGTTCAAGCCTGCCGCCTTTGACGATTGGCATCCTCTTCACGCTGTAGTAGTCGACCTGCTGGTCATCGAGCCAGAACCCGGATTTCGTCAGGGCGTCGAAAGCAGCCTTTTGCAAGTTATCTAGGTCACGGCGGCGACGATCAGGCATGTGGCACTCAATGCGTATTTTCACGGGTGTAGCCAGGCCGATATCCAGCATTGAGTCTTTGATGATTCTGGCGACACTGTCGCGGTACGCCTGCCCCTCTGTGCTGATGTGCGTGCGCCCGCGGTTATGCCGGTAGTAGCGGTTGTTGCTCGGCGGCCACGGGAGGCTGATGCGATATTCATTCATGCTTTTTCCCCTGCATAAAAATCGCCATGCCTTTCCTTGCAGAAAATTGCATAAGCATCCGCGGCTTCATCTACCGAATCGAAAACGCCAAGATGGTGATTCTTCCCATTAATTTTCGATTGAGCCTGCCATTTGCCAGCATTTTTATTCCAGGTAACACCCTTATGGCCTGATGTGCCATTCCTGCATCTTGACCTATTGCGTTGGTTTTCAGATTTCGTGCAGGCCCTCAGATTGCTAATCCTGTTATTACCTCTATCCCTGTCGATATGGTCTATTTCCCCAGGAATGAATCCATGTGTTATCAGATAAGCCAATCTATGCGCGGCATATCGTCGACCAAGTATCTTTATGTGAACATATCCGTCTGGACTAATACTCCCTGCTTTGTCTCCTGCCTTTACCCCTCCGGTTCTGTCTACCTTCCAGAAGAACTGGCCTGTGTCGCTGACGTAAGAAAGGAAATCATTTACTTCTTCTTTGGTTAGCATTTCACGAGTCCCTCTTTAAGCCAGATGACCTGCGTGCGAGCCATGCCTTCCAGCGCGCACTCCTTTGCATATTCCGCATCGACCAGGCGGGTACGGCGATCAATCTCGTCGTGGCAACTGCTGCATGCGATGGTGGCGATCAGGTCAGGCGGCTTGATTCCGGTCCCGCATAGACCAGCAAGACGTATGTGAGCAAGTACTGAGGTTTCAGGATTGCCGTTGCATACGCCGGGGATCCGCACCTGACATTCGCGGCCGCGTGCCGCTTTGCATAAATTAGCCATGCGCCCTCCTCGCTGCGAGACGCAGCCATTTCTGATCCACCAGACGGGCGGTGTAGTCTTTCAAAGTCGGGATGTCGGACGGCTTAACCACGGGCTTACGCTTGCGGCGCGCCGGAACGCGGAAGATTTCGTTGGTGATGACGCGGGAAAGTGGAGTTGACATCAGGCCTCCTGTTTATCGCGCAGCTGCTGGTACTCGCAGCCATTAGGGATAGTCAGCGCCAGGCCAAACTGAGCGCACCACGCCTCGACTTTGCACAGGAAGATATGCATCTCTCCGGTATCGAGTTGAGACGTGTGGCGAGGTTCCCAGGTGGTTTCTTTGGCACCGGTGATGAAATCGGTGTAGGTAACTTCCTCGCAGCCGAGGTATGTCTTTTTGAGGTTGCGCTTGACCCACTCAGGGGTAGCGTCAGTGCGGCCGGATTTAATCAGGTATTCGCTGATTTCCGTGTACCACATGTGGCTAAGTGCATTTTGACTAAGGCTACGCTTCTCTCTCCATGGCTTTAACTGGAGGCGATAACATTGACCGTCATTGAGATATGGTTGCAGGTGCTGACCGATAGCGGCGAAGTTGCCAGCATGCAGCTTGATACCCTGCTCTGGGATATTCATACGCCACCTCCGAGAGGTAACGCAGAATGCAGAAAATCGCAGGTGCCGATAAGCATCTGTGACAAGGTGAGGAGTTCAGATTGTGGTCGCATTTAAGTCCCCTTAAATGCGCAGAAGTCATCAAAGCTGTTCAGGCTCCGATGACATGATTATGACGGGTTGATGATGAAAAATCAAAGCTGCCCAGATGCCATAACAGTGATTTTTACTTCAAAAACCTTGTATACTTTCTCTCATCACATCAAGAATTTTGGATCTCACATATGACTAACAAAGAAAACAAAAATACCTACATTAAAAAATTCAAGAAGGAACTTTCCAAATATATACAACCAACCGCTGGTGTAGACATTCAACTTTTTGACTCTAAAGATGGAGGCGGTGTAATTAAAGCCACGCTGAATAGAAGTGGAAATAGAAGAACATCTATTGCAGGTAATTTTACTAAATTAGGTGAAGCAATTAGCTCTAGTGGGCAGAGAGCATTCGGTGGTGATCTATCAAATATGAATTTTTATGGTACAAATACGATCTTCGATGGGGATACAATATTTTTAATTAAATCTCCTGATTCAGAGGAATGGTCATCACAAAAAGCTTCCAAGGACGTAGAGGGTATCGTATTTGGAGGAAAAAAATGATCAATATTACTACTAAGGACGGCACTCAAGTCAGTGGTGAAGTAAGAGACCTTGTTATCCTCCTTGAAACTGATGGGAAAACGGTTTCTGATTATTTACAACCCATACCACCCAAAAGAGACACACACTGGAGCATGATCCTTATTCCGGTCGTAGCTATATACTACTTAATCTTGGTTATATTATTGCTCAACCACTTTTACCTGCACAATATTTAAAAACATCCAAATCTATATTTCTGTTCATTTCCTTCTTATTGAGTGCCACAGTATCATATTTTGTTTTTCATAAGCATAAATCTGCCTCTCTATCTATATGCTGCTTAGTTTTCTTAGTGTTGATTGTAGGCGCCAATGTAGGATTTATTAGTTATAGCGACCTTACACAGAAAGCAACACAAAAATTAGATAGTTTATCAAAATAATTATACAGCCATGCATATCATGCGTGGCTGTATATTGACCTTCCATTTTATAATGGGTTTAAACCTATAGTAAATCTCAAATGCATTCTTTATCTTCTTCTATACCACATCACACCATCCCGTTCGACTTGTTGCGGTTGTACTTAGCCTGAAGCAGCTGGATCGGCGTCGGCCCGTGCTCGGAAGCCGGTGCGGCAATTGCACGGCGCACCGGCGGAACTGGCTTACCCTCGGTGACGCGCTTCTCCCACATATCCAGCAGATCGCCCGCCTCGCGTGCCAGTTCACCATGAGTCAACTGGCGCTCTGTGCTGCGATGACGCAGTTCAACGCAGATGTGGTACATGACCGGCTGCGACCAGGGGAATTGTTCGCTGGAGGTGAATTCGAACGAACGGTTACGCCAGTCCCAGTATTCGGCGATCACCTG